TTCAGACTTAGTTAAAAGTGAAACATCATTGAAACATTTAAAATAAGTTAATTGAAAAAGTATATCAGCTTTTTTATATTTTAATTCTTCTATTTCATCTAAATATAAATCTTCTATTAAACGCTTTTCATCAGTTGTAAATTTATCTTTTAACCAACTATTATATACTTTATCTGAATTAGATTTTAACATTGGCACACGTATTCTATAGAAGTTACCATTTATATCAACATTTATTGTATTATCATCTTCATCCATTAAATCAATAACTACAATATTCTTTTGTAAGGTAATTGAATAACTATTAGGATTTTCCGTATCATTATCACCACCTGAAATTGTAGAAAACTCCTCATCATTATATGTAACCTCTAATTTTTTATAATACATACTATTAATATTGTATTCGTTAATAGCATCAAAATCTGTTGGTTTTAAATCATTTAATTCGCTTACTTTACTTAATGGTATACTAGAAAACAGTAATCCTTTAGAACCATCAATTTGTTTTGGATAAACTATCTTATAAGGATTATTCATAATCTCATAGTTACTATTTGATACTTTTATTTTTAGATAAAAATATTTATTTATCTTATTATTTAAATCTATAGAACAGTGAACTACAAAACATTTACGTTTTAATTTAAAAATATTTCCATCAATTCTTAAATATCCATTTTGTTTTAAGAATAAAATCATATTAAAAAAATCTTCTGGATTTGTTACAGGAGGTAGAACAATAACCTCTTTAGTATTTATAGGTATAAACTTAATTTTTTCGTAACCAGAATCATTTTTAGAATTAACACTCGAGATTTCTATTTTATTACCAGTTTTAATATAACGAAGTCTCTTAGGATTTTCAATTTCTCTTTCTAACTTAGAGATAACTGGATCTAACTTTGTCCCGTCTTGTATAGATGCTATGAAATTATTATATTCTGTTGTATTAGCTCTTTTATACTGTTTTACAAAACGAATATTTTCTCTTGCTTCTTCTTTTTTTTCTTCATCACTTTCTTTTTGTGGAGAATTATCAAACAGACTACCAATACCTGTGACATTAATAGATTTTCCACGTCGCTCAAATTTTCTTTGTTCTCTAGTATCTTTTCCTAATTTTTTATAATATTCTGTCATAGCTTTTCTAGAATTTTCTTGTGCTTCTTTTTGTTGTAATAAATCATTATTTAATCCAACATTTTCAATATCACCTATAGCACCACCTTCGACCTTTATTATAGGAGTATCAATTCCACCAGATAATAAACTTTGTGTTTCATTATACCCATTTGGAGCGGTTCCTTCTCCTCCTCCCTCTGCTCCACCGAGCCCTCCTCCTCCCATGACTTTCATAATAGGCATATCACTTCCACCAGATAGCATACTATCATTTGGATTATAATTAGGGGGTGCTGAGTCAGCCATCTGTAATAGGCTTAAACTAATATTTAGAACAAATTTAGACACAGAATGATGGAATCGTCAGAAGTTATTCTTCATACAAATCCAGATCCGCAAACACGTAAACGAAAAATCTTTTGTAAACAAGAATTAATCATTCAGAGTTTACAACAGTTTTATACTAATCGTAGTGATATTCAAGAAATATTAACTTTATTTGAAGGAGAATCTGATATTAGTTTACGATTAATAGATTGGTTTGTTACAAACTATTCAAAGATTCATAATATTTCTTATATACATAAAAGTCAAGAGTTTTTTGTTTATATTGATTATAAGAATCAATTAAAAGCATATAGCAAAAGATTATTTGACCCTTTCTGTAGAAGAGAACGCATATTGTTTCAGTTAAAAGATATTCCTCCTTTTATTACCACAGTTGGAAAATTAAATTTCTTTCGTTGGGCAATTGAAAAAGGAATTATTGATTATATTAAATTAAACTGGAAAACGATTGAAACTGAAATGAATAGTTCAGCAAAAGAGATTCGTAAAATCCGTAAAGATGAAAATAAACCAAGTGAGACAAACAAAATGACAGAAACAAACAAAATGACAGAAACAAACAAATTAACTGATACTAAAAAACGTATGACACGTCGTAAGGCAACTGTATCTGATAATGTTCCCTCAAAACAGATGCAAAAACATTTTACATCTATTGAAATTTCTTTTGATTAGATTTTCTTTTATTTAATTTATTTTTTCTTGTAAATAGTTTTTTCTTCTTATATTTTCTTCTACCGCCAACTGGTAGAGGTGTTATTTTTCTAATAACATGATTATTTGTATCAGAAAAAATTAAATTATTATTATTAAACAATAATTTAGTTGGATTATTTATTGATATTTCACGCGCATCTAAATTATCAGGTGTATATGAGATAGTTCCTGTTCCAGCAATTGTAGCTATGGCGTAATATCTATCTATAGCTGCTTGTTCTAGAGCATCTTGTGCTTTTTTAAATGCATCTATATCTCTTCTACCTTCTCCAGTAGGGTCTTGCCATAAATGAAATAATGGCATATTTCCTGCAATAGTCAGCCAAACTTTTTTATTAAATGTTCCTGTAGGACCTTGCCAATAATTCCAATATACTGTACCACGCCATGGCCATGTATTAAAAACACCATTAGTATAGAATTGCGCCATATCTGCAGCTGTTACTTCAGGAAAAACTGATAAATCAGGATTTGGTACTCCATTCAAAAAAATTTTACGAATTCTATTATTGCCAGAATCAGAAAATATTACATTATAGGTTTGATCAACTGTTATATTTGTAGGATTATACAATTTAGCAGATAATGGACTACCATTATCACCAAAAAATCCTGGAAACCCATTTCCAGCTATTGTATATATCTTACCATTCATAGCATTTATAAAACGTATTCTATTATTTCTCGTATCACATATATATATATTATCGTAATTATCAAGATGAATTCCATATGGAGTATTTAATTTTGAAGATAATGCTATTATATTATCTGTATAACCTGGTGAACCGTCACCTGCTACTAAAGATACTGCTTTTGTGCTCATATCGATTTTAATAATTTTATTTCTAAACGTATTAGCAATATATAAAAAGTCTTTACTGGAATCAAATTTAAATGATTGTGGCTGGAATAAATCTGGATTTGGTGTATAAGTATTATCTATAAATTTGGTTATAATATTTGTAGCTAAGTTTATAACTCTTATAGAATTATTATTTGTATCTAAGACATATAAATTATTATCTTTTATTTGTAAATCCGTTGGAAAATTAAAACTAGCTGATAAGGCATTTTCACCATCTCCAGAGTTTCCTTGATTACCATTACCAGCAATAGTTGTTATAGTGCCATCAGAGTTAGATATTTTACGAATTCTTTGATTAATAGAATCTGCTATATATAAGTTATTATTGTTATCATATACTAACCCAAATGGTTTATTTAAACTTGCTGATAATGCACTACCTCCATCGCCACTAAATCTTCCAACTTTATCACCAGCAATTATTGATGTAGATGTAGATTCTATTGCTATTACTGTCTGTATATCGGGTGCTGGGGCGGGCATTGGTATTCTTAATAATAAATCAACTGTTATACTTCCAGATGCATAGGAACTATTTACTATTTCATCAATTCGATAGTTAGAAGGTATATTAACACTAGGATTTCCAGAAATATATTCTAATCCTAAAGAATTCCCATTAATATTTTTATCTTTAACTCTTGCAGTTCCATTAAGAGTCGCAGTTGTCACTAATATATCTTGATAATTTAATCTAATTGTTAAATTTACACTATTTAATGTAACTATATCATTAATATTTACATTTGTAATATCTTCTAATATATTTAATCTAATAAAATTTAAAGTTTTAGATGAAGTAGTTCCACTATATTCTAAAGGAGGTCTTATAATTAATGATGAATCATACAAATTATTTAATTCTACAACTGTTAATCTTATTAAATCTGGATTATCAGGAGCTGGAGCAGGTTCTGGGGCAGGTTCTGGAACAGGTTGTGGGGCAGGAGATGGTGCTGCTGCTGCTGGTGTTGCTCCTGGCGGTGCTATTGTAGTTGTAATTTCTTTAATAAGAAATCCATTTGGAACACCTGTATATGAAAGACCCAAGGATGGATATGTATGTACTTTTAAATCTATATCAATTGGGGGATTATATTCTAATACTACAACAATTGTTCCATTTGGTCTAATAAATTTTTCTTTAATTAACGCTGTTTTATTTAAATAATTAGATATTTGTAGTAGACTTAAATCAGGAGCTCTTAAGATACCAGATCTAAATTCTACTGTTACAGTATCATTAACGTTAAAATTATTAATATTTTGAGAATATGGATTTATAAGAAAACCAATTCTAGATAATTTTTTATTAACAGTATCATAAGTAAAAATTTCTGGCACTCGTGTCCACTCAAATAATTCTACAGCAATGTTATAAGTATATAGTTTAGCAGGTTGAGGAGCAGGTTGAGGGGCAGGTTCTGGAAAAGGTTCTTGAGCAGGTTCTGGAGCAGGTTGAGGAGCTGATTCTGGAAAAGGTTCTGGAGCAGGTTGAGGAGCTAATTCTGGAGCGGGTTGAGGAGCAGGTTGAGGAGCTGATTCTGGAAAAGGTTCTAGCATTGGTGCTGGAAATACCGCCATAGGACCCATACACTCGGGAATTATAGTTGTTGAATTATCTCCATCGCATTTATTATTAATAGTAAATGTATTATTACCTTCGCGTATAATTTTTGTGCTCCCACCTCTTTGTTTTTTATTTTTTCTTTTTCTTGTCCGAGGCATCTAATAAAGAACTATTTATTAGATTTACCAGCAGTCGCAATCTCATAACGTAGATATGTATCCATATCATCTTCATCAATTAACTCTTCATTTACCCACCTATTCTCAAATTGTCTTCGTAGCATAGATCGTGATTCATTAACTCCACGTGATGCCCCTTTATCTTCATAAACTGCAGAACGAAGTTCTCGGACAGCATTTTTTGAATCACTTACTGGATCGTATCTATCAAAATACGGATTGTATCCTAAATCAGGTCCTCCAGCAACAAAAGGTTGAGCTTGTCTATAATCACGAGCATCTGTGCGTGTATTAATAGAAGCCATATCTTCGTAAGGAATATTTGTAATTTTATAGTTAGGTTGTTTATATCCTGTGGCTATATCAATCGATTGAGAAATATTTTCTCTAGCATTTGTTGGTCTTCTATCAAATTCAGGGTCTCTATATGAAGCTCCACTAGTCCCATACTGTTCAGATAATTTCTTGTTTTCTTCATCACTAATTCGCGCATATCCAACTTTTCTATCATTCACATTTTCATACATGCGTCCTTTGGCATATACTAGTTTTGGGAAGTTATAAGTAAAATCGGGAACATCTGTTTGCCAATGTTCAAATTCTTTTCTATTAATCCAGTCTTTTGTATTACCTTCTATGCGTGTACGGAGTAAGAATTCTTTTGGGGGTAATCTAAGTTTGCCGGCATATGGGAATGTAGGATCCATCTAAAAAGACTTTATTAATTATGTTTAGATGTTTATAGTCCCTTATATTTATATTAAAAAAGAATCTATTTACCCAATTCATATATTTCATATATTTCTTAATCAAGGAATACTATTTTTACAGATGAATTGGGATGAAATAGATGATTTCTGTAATGAAAATGAAATATACTTTTCTAAAAAAACTATAAATAAGGAATACTGTTATTTAGAAGTTGATTCAATTAAGACAAATCTTAAAAATTTCTATTCTTTTATAGATAATTCTCAAGCTGAATGTTGGAGACGTTTTATTTTAACTGGGAACGCAAACGAGAATTATCTTCATATAAATGATACCAATCCAGAATTTATACAACAGGTTCTAAAGAATATTTTAGAACTAAATATAGAATGAAATTTTATGCTTATGTGAGAAATATGATATTTGCGCAGTATTGTATTTATAGAGAAAATACTGGAGAAGAGTATGATGAAGACATTTTTATAAGAGATTATCTTAAAACTATTGGAACAACATCAATTGTAACAGATTTACAAGAACAGTATAATAATTATGACCTATATTATTCTTATCTTGAAATTAAAGAAGGATGGTGTGTAAAATTATTAAGTTTAGAGTAATCCGCTTTAAGACTAATTATCTATATTATATATATGAATAGGAATAGAACAGTAAGAAAACACCATGATTTAAGCGGTGCTACAATATTCAAAGACTATTCATTAAATGAAGGGCTACAAAAGCTATTAAAAGAAGAATCAGAAGTTGCCTTTAAGAAACCTTGGCACCGTTTGGAAAGAGGTATGCGTTTAAACAGACTTAGGCTTTTCGTTGATAATATGAAAGAAACAAAAGGCCTTCAAGAGACAGAAGCAACTGGATTACTTCAGTTATTAACAAAGTCGCTTGAAAAGAAACTTTTAAATTCAAAGAATTCTGTTGTATACGATTTAGATACTGAGAAGATACTTGAAATTAAGAACTTAGTTATGCATCAGAAAGCGGATGGTTCATATATTTTCCAGCTTCTTGATAAACCTATTCGCAATGCTGTAACAATGAGAAGAAAGAATAGTTCACCAACACGAGCACCGCAACAAGATACAGTAGCCCCAAATCAATAAGAGTCTAAACTTATATTATTACTAATAATTAGTAAATTTGAATCAAACATGTTAAAAAAGTATTCAAACATGTTTGCTTTAATTAGTGATTTAGCTAAGATAAGTGACGAATCAAGTGAATCTAGTTCTTATAGTTGGCAGAGTAGATATCACCAATCTTTAAAACAAGTTCTAAAAGATACTGGAATAACTGATGAGCGTAGTAAGGATAAATTAAAAAAAGTAGAAAGTTTACTGTATACAATGATTGATACGTTTAACAAGTATTCTAATATTAGAACCCCGAAAGAAATTCTTGAAGAATCAGTTAATAAAATTTATAATGCTCACCAAGTTGAACAAAGATCAGAAAAATGGTATGAGGATATGAAATATATGTTAACTGCTAGTGAATTTTCATCACTATTTGAAGGAGAGAGAACATATTCTAATCTAGTATTATCAAAAGTTAATCCAGAAAAACGTAATTCTCCAAAAGCGTGTCCTACAAATTGTTTAGTAGCAACTGGATGGGGTATTCGATTTGAGCCTACTGTAAGAAACTATCTTGAAAAACTTTGGAAATGTAAAATTTATGAGTCTGGAAGATTAAAACATACTACTAATACTAATTTAGGAGCAAGTCCTGATGGTATTATTACTGATTCAGAAGATAGATTTGGAAGACTTGTTGAAATAAAATGTCCATATTCGCGTAAGATTGGAGAAGGCATCCCGTTTAAATATTGGGTTCAAATGCAAATTCAAATGGAAGTAACAAATTTATTTGAATGTGAATATGTGGAAGTAGAAATAGTTTCTACAAATCCAAAGAACTTAACAGTAGATTTATCTAATAACTACTTGGAAAAAGGAAATATATATTTAATGGAAAAAAATTGCGAATATATTTATGTATATACAGAAGAAGATAAAAATAAATATTTAGAACTTGAATACAACTTAATGGAAGAAATACCTTATGGTATTAAAAATATTTATAATATATGCGTTAAACGTGATATTAATTGGTATGACTCTACAAAAGAAATTCAACAAAAATTTTGGGATGATGTAAAAAAAGCTGAGGAAGGTAGTTTCGCGATTTGCGAGCCAAGAGCAAAAAAACAGAAGACTAAAGAGTGTCTTATTGTAGAAGAAGAAACTTAATAAATATTAGATGAATTCCGGTGGTGGTGTATTTTCAAGTTTAAAAAGTGGTGTATCTTCATTAGCTGGAAAAGCAAAAAGTGGTGCATCTTCATTGGCTGGAAAAGCAAAAGGCGCCGCTGCTGCTGCTAGTTTATTTGCAATGGGTAAAATGATGCCTAAAATGCCTGGACTACCTGGACTAAAACTACCTGGACTACCTGGTGCGGCAGGTGTTAAAGGGATGGCAAATAATTTGGAGAAACAGCCTATCTTTGCTAAGATAGCAACACTTGTCGTGTTATCATTATTTATAGGAATCTTTTTCATGTATATACATAAAAAAGAAGCCGCATTCGGATATAACAGTATAATGCAAGGGTTAATTGTTGCTGCTATAGTTTTAGTAGGTGTAGGAGTAAGTTTTTATTTAAAATATGACATAATAGATTTTATTATATCATCACAGACAAATATTTTATGTATATACTTTTTAATATCATATGCCGGATTAACATCTTTATTAACACCTTCTGGATTTTTTAGCCATTTTTTTGATATTTTTATAGCATTTGGTCAAATTATTAGTGACCCAACAACAATTTTCGAAAAAGGATTCTCACTAGTAATTCCTATAGTATTTTTCATTATCCCATTACTAGTGTTAATAAATAATGCTACTAAAAGTATATGGTTGGCATTACTAGTTTTCGCTACAAGTGTTGGAGTAGTTTTCGTTCTATATCCTAAGAATAGTGTAAATCCAATTCCAGGTGGAGCAGGATTTGATTTAGGTTCTGCGGCATGTAGACAAAATTTCTGGGAAATTTGGAAGAAAAAGTGTTAAGTTCTATATCTAAGCTAGGGGTTTAACGTCATAGTAAGCCGTTACAAACTCTTGAAATGGAGAACTACATGATTCCGCATCTTCATGTTTATAGTTATTTGTGTGTTGATTATAGTTCCCTACAGGCTCTAAACGAGTTTGAAAATCACCTTCATAACATGTTTGAGAATTTAGATTACCTCTTATTTGATTACTTTTTAACGGAAGAACACCTTCAAGTAAAGAAAAAGGTCTATCAACTGTTTGAGGTCTTAAATCTGTCATCGGTTCTTTAAAAGTTATAGGAGAACGTGTAATAAAATATGATTTAGTCGGATTCGCAATAGCATCTAAAAATAAAATAACAGAAAAAAAAAGAAAAACTCCCATTATAAATATTCCAACATATCGGTCTTTCATCTAATAAATCCGGAGAATATATAGATGAAAACAGTATTACCATTATTAAGTGAATACTTAGGAACATTCCTCCTAGTGCTCAGTATTCTATCTCTATCAAACCCAATTTTAATTGGAATAATTTTTATTGCTATAATATTTTTAACAGCAGCTATAAGTGGTGCCTCATTAAATCCAGCAATTTCAATTGTTATGTATATGGGAGGTAAATTAGGATTACAAGAGATGTTTGCTTATATTTTTATACAAGTTATTGCCGCTATCTCTGCTTTTTACGTATTTAAAGTTATTAAGTGATAATAATAAAGAATGTATGCGGTGGCAACACTTGCTAATAAGAATTCATTAAAAGATTTAAAAGTGTTTTTCTTTAGTTTAGAATTATGGAATAATATTTTACCAACTGTATATGTATACTGTGATTCTGTGACTGAAGAGTATCTGAAAACTAAACCTTACAAAGGGAATCTTATATATAAAAATGTGTTAGATTCTTATAATGGAATGAATCGTGCTGAAATGGAGGTTCTTCCCGGAAAAGAATATTCAACGCTATTTGGAGATTTTGTAATTGAAAAAACTCATTTAATGGATTGGGTATTTGAAAAAGAATCTTCTATTCTTTTCTGTGATGCTGATATTTGTTTTATGGGACCATTACCTGATATTGATAGTTCTATAAAACTTGGTGTTAGTCGTCATAATATACGTTTATACGATGAACAAAAGTATGGTATATATAATGCTGGATACTTATATGCGTCTGATAAGACTATCCCAACACTTTGGAGAGAGTTCTCAAAAACATCACGATTTTTTGAGCAGGCTTCAATTGAAGAGTTAGTAAAGGAGTTTTGTGATTCATATATTATTTTTCCAAATACTATAAATTATGGATGGTGGAGACTACTACAGGGAAAAGAATCTATAGAAGTTTTAAAACATAAATGGACATTTAGACGTGAAGCAAATAGTTGTGGAATTCTAATTGAAGGTGAGCCATTATTGAGTATTCATACTCATTGGAAAACAAAAGATCAAGTAACAAACTATTTTAATGATTTTGTTTTGGAGCATCTAGAAAAACTTAAATCAGTTGAAAAGACAAAACAATTGGTAAAATTTTTACGTAAATTTATATAAAAATTGATCTTGATACTCTTATAATTTATAATATATATTATGGCTTTTATTTTCAAAGGAGTTTTAGATAAAAAAACCCTTCTAGATATTGATAAATATTTTGAAGAGGATAAAAGTGTTAAAGGAACTAACTGTGAATTCTGTGGTTCACAGCAAGAAGAATTTGATTTAGAAGAAGAAGTTGTTTGTAAATCATGTGGAACTCAGTTTAGACCAAACATTGATAGTTCTGCTGAATACAGATTCTTTGGAGTGGATGATAGAAGTAGTCTAGATCCTTGTCGCGTTGGTGCTCCAGTTGATTCTCGTTTCCCTATGTCAACACTTGGAACAATTATTCTAAATAAAACGGTTGGTGGTAATAAATCAAACAGAATTGCGATGGCACGTGTCCGACGCTTTCATACATGGAGTTTACTTCCATATAAAGAACGGTCATTGCTACAAGTATTTGAACAACTATCACTAACTGCTACAAATAATGGTATTGATATCAGAACAATTGATGTAGCTAAAAGTTTATACATTCGTCTTGTAGAACACTGTG